CAGCTCGGGTGGCGCCTACAGCTCCGACAGCTCGGGCAGCTCGGGTGGCGGCTACAGCTCGGGCAGCTCGGGCAGCTCGGGTGGCGGCTACAGCTCGGACAGCTCGGGCAGCAGCAGCTCCTTCGACTAAGGCTTCATGGTCTCCGGCCGCAACGGTGCGCGGCATGCCTCATTCCGTGGTTCGAGCCCACGGCGGAGCACGAGTCCGGCAGCGGACCTCAACCCCAACCCAGCTCAGAAAGGAACCTTGGTGTCGAATCAGCCTTGGTACAACTCCGACGACCCCGGCCGCCACGCGTGGGGGTGGGGTCGGATCTCCATCGTCATCCTGGCCGTCATCCTGGTGATCGGTGGCATCTTCTACGTCGCCCGGGTCGCGACGTCGGACCCGCGGGGTGCGGCCGACGCGTACGCCCTGCAGAACGACGCGCAGAACCGGATGCAGTCCGCGGCCGAGTTCGACGAGCTGTTCAACGACATCATCGCCGACGACGAGCAGCTGAACATCGCGCAGGCCGAGCTGGTCGATGCACAGGGCCGCGAGGAACAGGACCTGGACTTCTACCGGGAGAACGTGGCCGGCGCGAAGCGGTCCTGCCTCAGCGCCGTGAGCGCCTACAACACCCTGGCGGGCAACCCGCAGAAGAACCGCTGGCGGCCGGCCGGCCGGCCGGAAAACATCGACGTGAACAGCGGCAACGAAAAGATGGACTGCAAGGTCAACGCGGGCACGCCGACCCTCGCGCCGAGTGCGCCCGCCGGCAAGGAAGAGACCGGTGCTGGTGTTCCCTCGCCGGCGCCCGGCGTCTCCTGATCTACCGCTTCCCTACCACCTCTCAACCCCCGAAAGGATCTCCGTTGAAGCTCACCCGTAAGTTCGCCGCCGGCTTCGCCGCGCTCGCCCTGATCGTCGGCCTGTCCGCCTGCTCCGGCAAGGACAAGGCCGAGCAGAACGACCCGACCGCGAGCGCCAACTACAACGCGCAGAAGAAGGCCGTCCCGGTTCCGAAGCTGCAGGACTCGCTGGAGCGCCGCAACATCAGCGAGCACATCCAGCGCAACAACCAGGCCGGGCGGGTCCGCTACATCTACCTGATCTCGCAGGTCGGGTCGGTCTTCGCCTACTACACCATCAAGGGCAAGGTGACCTCGGCCGGCGCGCAGCTCACGCCGACCGACGACATCGTCGACACGTGCGGCAGCTCGTACTGCCCGATGGTCGTCCAGGGTCCGACCGACGACGCCAGCTACGGCGGCGACGAGGGCGGCATCTACTTCTTCACCGCCGGTGGCGAGGAAGTGCAGTGGAACGGCGAGTGGCTGCTGTTCGACAAGCCGATGAAGATCGACGAGTCGAAGCTGGCCCTGCGTCAGTAGTCCCGCACCTCGGCGCGGTCTCGGAGTTCCGGGGCCGCGCCGAGTCATATCTGCAGTGGAAAGGAACGCTATGCGGCGTAGGCACGACTTCGATTTCGATCTGACGGAGACCCTGGTGGACCCGAACTACCCGCTGCCTATGGGACGGCAGGTCAAGAAGACCCTGCAGTACGACCTCGACTACCCGCTGCCCACCGACGATGCGCCGGACGGGGCGCACCTGGCGTACCGGCGGGGAGACCCGGAATGGGCCGAGATTCAGGCCAGGGCGGCCGACTGGCTGCAGGTCTGCTCCGTGCAGAATGGCGGACGGCTCTGCTTCTGGCAGTTCACGATCTACTTCGATCAGCGCGGCGCGATCGACGAGCTGCGGATGCCGCGCTGGAGGGGCCTGGAGGCGTTCGCTCAGGTGCCCGACGTGTTCGCCCGGCTGGCGGAGTGCAGCACGCTGGACGACGTCGAGTCGATGCTGCGCAGCTACGGTGTGACCGGCGAGGAGTCGGACGAATGAGTGATCACATTCCGAAGCACATCATGGCGGCGGTGCGCAGGGGGCACGTTCGTGAGGTGACCCTGAGCTGCGACCACTGCGGTCGCCAGCACACCGGGTACTACGCCGGCCCGGACCGCGCTGCGCGGGTCGCCGCCGCCCGCCGGTACGCGGCCGAAAACCTGGCCTGGCTGATCACCGAGCACAACGACTCCTGCCCCTTCTGCCGGAAGCCGCCGGCCTGGCCGAACGACTGCGCGCTGTGCGACTGGCCGCGGATCCAGGTCGATGGCCAGCAGGGGCACAGCCAGCATTACTACGGCGGGCACATCAACGACGATCGGAAGGGCTGGGTCGAGCCGAGCCCCCAGCTGCGACTGGAGAGGATGAAGCTGCGACGCATCTGGGAGAAGGCGGTGACCGCGCGATGAACTCCGACTTCGACGGGGCGCCCGGCTACGACGGCAGCTGGAGCCCGTGGTGCCTTCTCTGCTGGGACAAAGAGGTGATCCAGTTCGCTGGGACCAATGAGACCGGCCCTTGCCCGGACTGCTGCCCCAGCGAGGAGGCCATCGCCGAGCGATACGCGGAGTACCAGCAGGCGGTGGCCGACGGCCGAATCAAGGAGGATGACCCGTTTTGATCTACAACGCGCGCTGGATGACGATGCGAGCCGAGCTGATCGCCGCAGTCGAGTCGTTCCGTACCGACCGGCCGCGGCCGGCTGTCGTGAAGATCGGTAAGGACGCGTACGAAGTCCTGGTGAAGAACATCGCGACGAAGCCGGCGGCCGGCGTCTCCGGGCTGCAGATGGCCCTGACCGGAATGCCGATCCTGATCATGGAGGACTGGCCGCCGAACATGTACGCGGTCGTCGACACGGAGGGCCAGGCCATCACCGGGGGCATCCTGGATCGAGCTGAGCTGCCCGCTGATGGGTGAGTTCCGCTTGGCGCCCGTGGTGGACGGAGAGGCGCTGTGGGGGTGCTCCGTGCCTCTCAGGACCAGTCGAGTCACCGCTCGGCAGGAGGCGATCCTGAGATGCATCGCCGACTACCAGCGCGTGCACCGGCAGACGCCTTCCCTGATGGTCATCGCCGATGATGTCGGCCTCAGGGACCCGGGGTCGGTGACGTATCAGATCGAGCAGTTGGTGGCCAAGGGTCTGCTGCGTCGCAACGCCGGCAAGCAGCGCGCCATCGAACTGGTGCCCCTGGAATGAAGAACGGGCCGCTCCCACTGGGGGCGGCCCGTTACTCTGCTGCTGGTTGGCGGTCTAGCTTGAGCGAGACTCGCGACGTGCCGGGCAGCGGGAGGTCCGGATGGTCAAGACGCCAGGCCACGTAGGAGCGCAGGTCGGCCGAGATCTTCCGCTCGTCGCCGATGAAGACGTGCGCGTACGGCTTCCACAGATCCGGGTGTACGCGGAACTTCTGGACCGATGCGCCCGCGGCGCCGGGGTCGGCAGTGAGCGCCTGGTCGGGGTGGTCGATGCGCCACTCAAGGTACCGGCGAAGATCAGCCGAACGGCCAGCGTTCCCCACGATCAGCGCGTATCTGCGCCACATCGTGCGGTGCACGCGGAACCCGCTTTTGTCTCCGGCCCTGGTCATACCCGACATGCTAGCCGCGGATGGCCGTCTGTGGCAACGAATGTGCCAACAGGCCGCACTCCCAGGCCGGCGGCATACCCTTGCATGGCACTTGCTTTCCTCGGCTCCAGGACCTACGTTTGTACCCACGACGTGGTCACGTCTGTACCAACAGATCTTGCCGCAGCCCCGCGTGCAATCTGACCAGCCCCACCCCTGAAACGGCAGGAGGAGCCGATCTATGAGCGTTACTCCCATTACTCCAGGCGCCCTGGGCGGCCCGGACGATACCCGCCAGTGGGTCCGCGTATCCGTGGACCTCTACACCAACCCGAAGTTCATGGCGATGAGCGACCCCACCGCTGCCATCGCCGCCTACGTCGTCTCGCTGTGCATGTCCGCCCAGAGCTTCTCCGACGGAGTGTTCCCTCTCGCCATGGTGCAGCGCCTGACGGGCATCAGCGACACGGTTCTGAAAGAGATGATCGCCGAGGGCCTGTGGCACGACGAGCACAGCTCCTGCGAGCGCTGCGTCATCCCCCGGCGCGGCCACGGATACGTGCACGACTACCTGAAGCACCAGCGCAGCGGCGCCGCCGTGAAGGACCTGCGCAGCAAGCGAGCAGCCGCCGGCCGCGCCGGCGCGCAGAAGCGCTGGGGGCAGAACCCCGCGACGAAGGCCCCGAAGAAGGCCACCGTCAAGGCAGCCAAGGCAACGGACGAGCAGCCGACCGACGTGGTGCTCGACCCGAAGAAGGCCGAGCTGCTCGCGGACGCCAAGCGGCTCGCCGACTACCTGGCCAACTGGGTCCAGCGCAACCACTCGAAGAACGAGCGGCCCGATGTGAATCAGGCCTGGATCAACGACATGCGCAAGTTGATGGAGATCGACGGGCACACCCTCGACCAGCTGCGCGACGTCATCAAGTGGACGCAGGAACACCCGTTCTGGAATGACAAGATCCGCTCCCCCTTCAAGCTGCGCAAGCAGATCAAGGGAGAGAACGACCTGATCGGGAAAATGCAGCGCGAGCGCTCCGGCGTGGTCGAGACGGGTGCGGCCAGCCGCGCGGGCCAGGCGCTCAGCGTGGCGGACCGGCTGGACCAGAAGTACGGCGGCCAGCAGCCGATTCCGGAGATCGAGGCGTGACGCCGGGAGACGCCGCGCGCGTGCTTGCTGCCTGTGCCCTCTTCGACAACCGGAAGATCCCCGACGACGAGAACGGCGACCGGCTCGCTGAGGGGTGGTTCGCGCTCATTGGGCACCTCGACCTGAGGGACGCGCTGGAGGCCGTCCGGCGGCACTACGCCGAGTCGACCGAGTGGATCATGCCAGCGCACATCAATCGCGGCGTCCGGGCCATCAAGGCCGAACGGCGCCGGGACATGCACCACGAGGCCCGGCAGCTGCCGTCGCCGTTCGAGCGGGACGTCACCAAGGCGGTAACCGGCACGCGCGGCGCGGCGACCGTCCGCGAGGTGCTGGTGCCGCTGCTCGAACGACTGGCCCAGGACACCGACGCCAAGAACGCGGTCAGCGCGCTGGACCGACTGCGCGCCATTACCGCAGAACCGAAGACCGAGGACGAGACGACGAAGGGAGATCAGGAGTGACCGACGGCCTGCCGACTGGCGAGGCGCCACCCAACGACCAGCAGGCCGAGCAGTCGGTCCTCGGAGGGATGCTGCTCTCGACGGACATCATCTCCGACGTCATCGAGATCGTGACGCTGGACGACTTCTACGCACCGAAGCACCGGGTCATCTTCGACAAGATCACCGAGCTGTTCAGTCAGGGGACGCCGGCCGACCCGGTGACGGTGGCAGCCGCGCTCAGCGACTCGGGCGACCTCATGCGCGTCGGCGGGGTCCCCTACCTGCACACGCTGACGGAGCGGGTGCCCACGGCGGTGAACGCGCCGTACTACGCCCGGATCGTCGCCGAGAAGGGCGTGCTCCGGCGGCTCGTCGAGGTCGGCACCAAGGTTGCCCAGCTGGGCCAGAACTCGAACCGCAACGGCCTGGACCTGGCGGCCACCGTCGACCTGGCGCAGCAGGCAATCTTCGAGGTCACCGCCACGCGCAGCCGGGATGACTTCTCCAGCTTCGCGGAGATGCTGCAGCCGACCCTCGACGGGATCGAGGCGGCCGGAGCGGCCGACCAGGACGCGCTCGGCGTGCCGACCGGCTTCCGGGACCTGGACCGCCTCATCGCGGGCTTCCACCCCGGCCAGCTGATCATCGTGGCTGGGCGGCCCGGCCTGGGTAAGAGCACCGCTGGGATCGACTTCATGCGGCACGCCTCGATCCGGGCGGGCATGGCTTCGTGCCTGTTCTCCCTGGAGATGAGCAAGACCGAGATCGTCACGCGGATGCTCTCGGCCGAGGCGCGCATCCCGCTGCACCTGCTCCGTACGGGCAACCTGGATGACAACGACTGGGCCAGGCTGGCGCGCCGGCTCGGCGACGTCACCGATGCGCCGATCTTCGTGGATGACAGCCCGGCGATGACGCTGACGGACATCCGAGCGAAGGCGCGCCGGCTCAAGCAGCGGCACAACCTCAAGATGATCGTCGTCGACTACCTGCAGCTGATGACCAGCCCGAAGCGCACCGAGAGCCGTCAGCAGGAGGTGTCCGACCTGTCCCGGGGGCTGAAGCTCCTGGCGAAGGAGGTCGAGTGCCCGGTCATCGCGATGAGCCAGCTGAACCGTGGCCCTGAGCAGCGCCAGGACAAGCGCCCGCAGCTCTCTGACTTGCGCGAATCCGGCAGCATAGAGCAGGATGCGGACGTCGTGATCTTGCTTCACCGCGACGACTACTACGACAAGGAGTCGGCGCGGGCCGGCGAGGCCGACTTCATCGTGGCCAAGCACCGCAACGGCCCGACGGACACGATCACCGTGGCCGCGCAGCTGCACCTCTCGCGCTTCGTCGACATGGCGTTGCCCGACCCCGCATAGCCTTCCGCCGGCGCCCGCCGGCGGGGAGAAAGGAAGATCATGAGCAACGAGGTCAAGAAGATCGTGGTCGAGTACGACGTCGTCGTCACCCAGACCGTGGTCACCACCGAGAACGGCGAGTCGTCCAGCGAGAGCAAGGTCATCTCCCGGTCGACCGCCGGCCCGAAGGAGACCGAGGCCATCCTCGTCGCGCTCGCGGCGCGGGTCGGTAAGGCCGGCAGCGCGGTGAACCTCAGCACCTTCCTGGGCGCCTTCACCAAGGGCATCAAGGAGGCGGACGCCAAGAACCGGGCCGCCGGCAAGCCGACCCTGGCCGAGGCCTGGTCGTCGCTGGTGACCGGCGTGGACAGCAAGAAGACCACCCCCGAGAAGTAGGCACTGCCTGGCATCCGCCAGCGGAGAGAAGGAGAAGAAGATGGACCAGCTCAATCCGGTGCCCTGGGCCTCGGCCGTCCAGGACGCCACGGGCCTCAGCGGCCCGGCAGTCCTCGTGCTCGCCCTGATCGCCATCGCGGCGGTCGTCGGCGTGGCGCACTGGTACAACAAGCGGCGGCGCCGGTGACGAAGCGATCCCGGGGACGCGCGCACCTGGAAGCCCTGCTCAGTCACGCTGAGCAGGTGGTGCGCGTGTCCCCGGCGGACATCTTGGTCATCACGGGTCTCCCCGATGAGCAGATGGACGCCGACCAGTTGTCGGGTCTCCAGCAGATGCTGGAGGAGATCGGCGTGCAGGCGCGCGGGCTTCTGGTCCTCGGCGAGGGCCAGGGGGTCGATTCGATCGACGTCGAGAGCCTGGTCTTCCAGGACCAGATGGCGGCGATGACACCTGCCGGCCAGCCGGTGAACACCCGGTCGACCGCGCAGGCGACCGATATCGGCGTCTCCTGCCCGCGGTGCGACCAGCCGCTGGACCTGCCGGTGTCCGGCCATGTCGTCGACACGGGCAACGGGCTCAAGGCCTTCGCTACGGTTAATCAGCGTGACCTGGGCTTTCACGAACTGCTGTGTCAGCGTAGGCAGCCCGAGGGCCAGTAGGCTGTTCGCAGTCAGGAGGCGATCATGGTGGAGCAGCGCGACCCGTTCGTGATTCGGGAGGTCCACGTCTGGACCCCGGAACAGGCCGAGGAGGTCTGGCGGCAACTGCGGGAGAGCTTCGGCAAGATCCATTCCGCCGTGACGCTCCTGGCTCAGGCCACTACCGCAGCGGATTCTGAGTTCCGCAGGTTCTACCTGAACAACGTCGTCCGGGCGGAGGATCGCCCTGGGCCGACCGACCCGAGGGAGCGTGCGCTGTGGCTGAGGCGGAACAGGAACACGGGGCCGAAGGTTCGGCCGAGGGCGCCGAGGTCGATATCGCCGCGGGGCCAGGGGTGGGGCTGATCGCGCCGACCGTGAACGTTCGCTACCACGATTGGTGGATGGAACGAGCGGTGATTGAGCGAATCGTCCAGGAGTCAATTCCGGACCCGAATGCATGGCGTCGAATGATCCTGATCACTGGGGTCTGATCAGAAAACGACAGAGGCGCACGACCAGAACCCCCAACTGGTCGTGCGCCTCGTTTGAAACCGGACCACCAGGCTTCCCGGACTGGCGATCTTCGAGCATCGTACATCAGAGTGCGCGAGGTCAGGAGAGTCGTCATGGTGGTGCCTTACTGCGTACTTTGCCCGGTCTATCACCCGAAGGCCGAGCAGCACGCACCTGACCGTTCGCAGACATGTGAGTCTGGCCGGCGCCGTCTTGAACGCGACCGGATGTCAGTTTTTTCGATGTTCCTCAGGCTGGTAGAGCAGGAGGAATTGATCTCCGACGATCGGATTCGGAGGGGATCGGATAGGCCCCGGGATCCCATTGCCGCGGCCCTGCCAATGGCCACCACGGCCAGCCCGAGTAATCGCCCGGCGGTCTCCGGGAGCAAGGAGCGGCAGCTCCCGATCAACGTGAACGTGGCGGACCTCACCGCGCCGGCCAACACCGGGCAGACGCAGCAGGGTCCGGACCAGGTCGGCATCCACAGTGTGGCCACCGTCCTGTATCACTGGGCGAACTGGTGGAGGGTCACGATCTACGACAGCCACCTGGTTCCGCCACGTGACGTCGCCGGCCTGATGAAGTGGATCGAGCCCCGCCTCGCGTCCATCGCCGACGAGGACGAGGAGATCGCCCAGTTCGCCGCTGACATGATCGAGCTGCGCGGGCACCTGCGGAACGCCCTCGGCGAGAACGCGCCCCAGCCGATCGTGATGTGGGGAGTTCCGTGCCGCCGCTGCAACACCGTCTCCACGCTCAGGCTGAACCCGGAGGACCCGGACCGGTACCGCGAGTGCTCTTCCGCCCGGTGCGGACTGCTGATGAGCGAGGACGAGTACAAGGCCTGGCTGATCGAGATCGTCGAGGCCCTGCGCCGTGATCGATCTGACGTTGCTGATGGCGTAAACGTGTAGTACGTTCCTGGTGGGGTTGCGATCCGGACAGAGTCCTCCGTTCTCTGACTTCGGTGTGCAAATGAAAGGGACCCTCCGCGGCTGGATGCGGAGGGTCCCTTTCATTTCGTCAGTACGCTCGACCTCCGCCCCTCGCGCGCTCGCGGATCGGCGACGGGCACTACCCCGGGAGACACCCGGGGGAAGGGAAGTCCCAGATGCTCAAGAGACTGATGGTGGCGCTGGCCAGCGCTGCCGTGTTCGTCCCGCTGGCGCTCAGCGCGCCGGCCCAGACCGGCCCGGCCCAGGCGGCCCCGGCCGAGAAGGTGTCCTGCGGCGCCCCGGGTACGCCGGCCAGCAGCTGCGTCAAGAACGGCCCGCCGGAGTTCAACCCCGGCGCCAAGTCGATGACCGGCCTGAAGTCGCCGAAGATCGTCGCGAAGAAGGGCCACCAGGCGCTGCGGCCCGAGCGGGCCGCCTCGCGGATGGCGCCGTGTCCGGCCGGCTGCTTCTTCTACGGCGGCAACGCGCAGGTTCTCGGCGGCACCGACAGTGCGCTCGGGATGGCTGCCAACCTGCACGTCTACAAGCCCTACCTGGATCCGGTCAACGGCGGGCACACCCTGGCCGAGATCGCGGTGGAGCGCACCGTCGGCGGTCAGCGGCAGATCGTCGAGGTCGGCACCACGGTTGACCCGGGGGTCTGTGGCGCGCAGCCGGTCCCGTGCATGTTCTCGTTCTGGTGGAAGAACGGCGTAGGCCAGGGCTACAACGTCAACTTCACCCCGTACGCGCCCACGTGCAGCGTGGCGGCGAACTACTGCATCGGCGAGAGCCTGCTGGGCCTCGCGGGCGCGGTGCCGGGTAACGGCAACCCGTATCGCTTCCAGATCCAGCACAACAACGGCGCCTGGTGGCTGGCCTTCAACAACATGTGGGTCGGCGACTTCAACGACAGCCTGTGGACCGGCGCGACGCCGTCCGGTCCGGGTGTGACCTTCACGTCGGGTCAGACCTTCCAGGCCTTCTACGAGGTCGTGGACTTCACCACGCTGCCGTGCTCGGACATGGGCAACGGCCTGGTGGCGTCCAACGGGTCCGCGGCCCGGGTCGGCACCATGGCCCTGCTGAACTCGTCCCCCGCCGGCATCGCGAGCAACTTCAGCTCGGTGACGGTGAACTCGCCGTATACCCAGCTGAACCTGACCAGCCCGAACATCACCACGGCTCGGGCCGGTGGTCCGGGCTTCGACAGCCTGGGCGCGCTGCCGGGCGTGAAGGACAACTGCTAGCGACCCCGGATACAGCAAAAGGCCCCCGCGCTCTGAGAGCGCGGGGGCCTTTGCGTCGGGGGCTAGAGCGGGCGCGAGGACCGGGCCGCGCGCAGGGCAGAGAGGGACAGCTTGCCCGGCTTGTGCTTGGTGTTGTAGCCGGTCAGCCAGACCGTAGCCGCGGCCAGCGCCGAGTACGCGCCGGTCTCCAGCCAGTCCGGGAGGCTCTTGATCATGTCGGTGTCGACCGAGGAGAGCAGGGTCAGGCCGGCCAGGGACAGGACGAAGCCGGCGAAGGTTGCCGCCCAGGTCTTGGTCTCAGTGGCCCCGGTTGCCGAACCGGCTTCCGGGACCGGGTTGTTGATGTCGCCCATGTTGGTCCTTTCTGGGTGACCAGCTCTACCGGCGGGCAGAGTTGGGATCCTTGCCGCACACCTTCTCCGGCAGGTCGGGCAGCGGTGCCGCGGACCGCCGGGCGTCGGCCTTCGTGCGGATGTCGAAGTACCTGAGGATGGCGTCGTGCTCGGCCCTCGCGTCGCCGGCGAGCTGCGCCCGGCGGACGACGTCGTGAGCTTCGCGCTCCTCGCGCGCGGCAACGCTCGCCTCGCGCTGGTACTTGATCAGAATTTCGACTTGTTCGGCGTTGCACGAGATGTAGTCGCGGCTACGGATCCCGCTGACCGTCATGATCACCAGTCCGGCGACCGAGATGACGAACAGCGTGACCCAGACGATGCGCCGCTTCCAGCTCTCGCGCGCCGGGGCTGACGGGTCCTTGGGGGTTTCAGCCATCAGCGATTGCCTCCCTTGTGCCGGTCGTGCGCGTTCTGTCGCAGCGTCGCTGCCACCAGCGGATAGGTCACCGCGGCTCCGGCCAGAAGCCAGGCCAGCGCCTGGATGCTGTCGTTGATGATGCTCACGGTGTCTCCTCCTGGGTCTCCTGGTCAGATACCTGACGTCGACCCTGGTTGGTGGTGCCGTCGGAGTTCCGGAAGAGGGCCATCAGTGCACCAATACCCACGCCGGGCACGGCCCACAACTCGGCCGGAACAGAGCCCGTCTTCCAAGCGGTGATGATGGTGACCGCGATCCATCCCACCATAAAGCAGCCAAGAATCACGTCCCGTATCTGCATGGCCACCACATTTCTGCTAATAAATCAGTTCGCCCGGCTTGTCGCTTGCGCGGCGGCCCGGGAAGGGGCGGGCGTGAGCCCGCCCCCTGTAACCGCTAGTGGACTCCCATCGCAGACCAGGTCTTCTTGCCGACGATCCCGTCGGCCTTCAGGCCTCGCATGTTCTGGTACCACTTCACCCCCGACACGAACTTGTCGCCGGCGGTGCCGTCAGCGGCCCCCATGCGCTTGGAGCCGATCCAGACCTGGACGAACTTGACGTCCGTCCCGCGCATCCCCTTCTTCAGCTCGCGCGACCCGTTCTTGTAGGACGGCAGGCCCGGCTTGGCCGGGGTCGCGGGCTTGGCCGGCTTGGCCGGCTGCGGCTTCGGGGTGGTCACAATGCCGTGGCGCTTGGCCCAGGCACTGTAAAGCTCGCCCTTCCAGATGGAGAGGATGCGCTCCATCGCGTCACTCGACTCGCAGAAGAGCCGGATGATCGACAGGTGGATGTGCCAGAGGTGCGTCTTCGAGCGACCCTTGTCCGGGCCGGAGTCCGCGCCGACGCCCTGCGCCTTGCCACCGGTGAGCATGTAGCAGTAGACGGTCTTGCCGTCCTTGGTGCCGATGAACTCCCGCAGGATCGGCTGGCCGTTGATGTAGAGCCGCTTGTCCTTGGCGCGCATCGCGGCGTCGAGGCGCTTCGAGTACTTGATCATCGCCGCGTTGGACAGCGTGATGTCGAGTGCCGAGACCTTGGATCCGGAGCCCTTGCGGTCGTTGCTGACCTCGCCGACGGAGTAGTCCCCGGCCGGCAGGGTGTTGCGGTAGTTGTGGTAGCCGGGCTTGTTCGCGTAGCTACCGCCGTACTGGGCCGACTTCTCGAACTTGTCGATCTCGGTCCAGAGGTACCAGAGCGCCGCGCTGATGCGGGTCGGGTTCGGGTTACTCGCCATCGGTGAGCACCTCCTCCTCTGCCAGCTCTTCCTCGGTCGGGTCCTCGCCGGGGGCGGCGATGATGTCGTACCCGGCCTCGGCCGCCGCGATGGCCTTGTCCTCGTCGAACGGCCGGGCGCCGGTCAGCTCGTCCGTGGTCTCGTCGAGCACCAGCTCGTACGGGCGCGGGTCGACGAGCGACTCTCCGTTGCTGCGGTAGAGCCACGCAACCCGGGAGTCCTTGGCGATGACCAGGACTCCCTGGGTGCTTTCGATGGTGTAGGTCAGGCCGTCCAGCGGCCCTCCGGTGAATGTGCCCTCGTGCATGAGGCCTCCTCGCAATGGGTGGGCGCACGACTGGCGCCGCTCGGGCGCCAGAGAGGTTGGGGTTATTCCTCGTTAAGGTCAGCGTACCGGCATACCGACGCGCCAGCCTGCGGCTGCGGCTGCGGCCCTGAGGCGCACTGCCCATATGTGGGCCTCGGCCAGGGTCTTCGAGGCCGTCAGCGTCCGCGTGGTGGTGCCTGTCGGCTGCGCCATGTTGACGTCCGTGAAGACCGCGGTCAGCTGCGGCGTCGTGCCGGTCGCTGATGCGCGCAGGTCGAACGACTCGTTGTCGGTGCCGGTGGTCGAGGCCCAGGTGATTGCCGCGGCGTCGCCGGGGCTCTGCCGGCCGGCGGCCAGGTTGAGCACCCAGTCGCCGTCGGTCACCGCTGACGAGCCGGATACCGAGACCCCGCTGGTGAGCGTGGCGTTGTTGCCGGACAGCGGGGCCTGCGACAGGTCGCAGCCGCTGTACGCCTGCAGCTCGGCGATGCAACGGCCGGCGGCGCTGAACGTCCACGTGTGCGTGGTCGACGCCGCCTCGGCCACGTAGTCCTTGTAGAAGACCGCGGTGGCCAGCGTCGTCGTCGGCTTGTAGAGCGAGCCGAGCTGTGTCCAGCCGCCGCCGACCGGCGCGGTCAGAGTCGGGTTGGTGGCGATGCTGCTGAGGAAGCAGAACACCCGGTCGCCGAGCTTCAGCAGCGAGGTGTCCCAGCTCGTGGTCAGCGTCGTGGCCGAGCCCGTGTTGGAGAGCGTGCCGTTGTTGGCGTTGTTGTTCCGGCTGATGGCCACTACTGCACCTCGATCTGCACCGTCAGATCCGAGCCGGCCACGGTGCTGCCGACCTGGTCGATGTCGACGCTGATCCGGCCGCCGTCCGGGACCGCGAGCACGTTCATGTTGGTCACCTTGCCGGACGTGGTGCCGCTGATCGCGATCGTCGGCCGGTTGGCCTGGGTGGTGAACGCCGTGGTGCCGTTGATGTTGACGTCCACGATGATCGAGGAGCCCGTGGGTGCGGTGCCCACAACAGCGCGGACGCTGCGGATGTAGACGGGGTAGCCCGACTCGTTGTACCAGCTGAATACACCGGCGCCGACCTTGCCCGAGAGCGAGCCGGACATCGTCCACGGCCCGGCGGTCCGCCGGGCCTGGCCGGGGAAGACCCGGAGCTGGTCGGAGAAGGTGGCGCCGCCCTCGACCAGGCCGCGGGTGACCACCCCGTTGCCTACCGAAGAGGTCAGGCTGCCCGTCGCCGCGTAGGCGTGCACCTGGTACTCGTTGGGGAGCGTGGCGAGCGCGTTGACGTCGCTGATCGCCGTCGCGGTGGCGCCCGAGTCCATCTGCAGCTCGGAGACGCTGACCTTGTTGGCGAATCCGGCTACGCGCGCGAACTGGCCGCCGGTCTTCAGCTGGGCGTACCCGAAGTCGACGAAGCACTCGTAGGCCAGCGCATCGACCAGCAGGGACCTGTAGAAGCCCCGCGCCGTGCCGTTGATGATCCGGATCGCCGAGACCTCGCCGGTGGGCGTGGACATCAAGAACGCCACGCTGTTGGAGTAGACCGGGTCGACGAAGGCGGAGCAGTTCGCCATCGTGATCATCTTGACCTTGCCGGCGTCGGCGCCGATCCGGTACGCGATGGCGTTGGCGCCGATGACGCCGACGTGGCACCGGCTGATCAGCCCGTAGCCGGCGGTGAAGCTGCCGTCCTCGGAGGTGACCTCGATGCCCATGCCGCAGCCGGTGATGTGCACGTCCTCGACCGTGAACTGCAGACAGGTCTTCAGGCTGATGGCGAAGGTGGAGTGCGTGCCGTCGTTCGGGCCGGTCACGTTGACGCGCCGGATCGAGCCGTTGTACCAGCCGCGCAGCTCAGCGCCGGCCGTCGGGGTCTTCTCGGTGTAGATGGCCCGGGTGCTGCCGGTGACAGCGATGGTCAGGTCTGAGACGTGCGCGCTGACGCCGGACCCCATGAAGATCGCGGAGGTGACGCCGGAGCCGGCCACCAGCTTGGTGGCGGACTCGCCGGAGCCGGTCAGGTAGCGAGCCAGAATCAGCGTGGCGTTGTTCGGGCCGATGAGGTTGACCGGCGCCGCGATGGCGAAGGTGCCGGGGCTCAGACCGACGCGCATCCCGAAGGCGTTGTCGATGGCGGCCTGGATCTGGACGTTGTCGGCCGTGCCGTCGCAGACGTACGGCGCGGGGTCGAACGAGTCGGGGGCGTCGCTGGCCGCGACCCAGAGGGTGTCGGCCAGGGGGATCGGCGCACCGCCGGCGCCGTACTCGCCGTCGAGCTGCTTGATCAGCGTGGAGCCGACCGGCGCCGTGTCGATCGACTCGGCGTCGATACCGATCAGCGAGGAGAAGGCGATGTTCAGCGGGTTCGGGTTACCGCTGCCCAGCAGCTCGTCGACCTGGGTCTTCGTCGGCCCGAAGTAGGAGCCCAGGTTGGTCGAGGTGAGCAGGACCCGCGGGGAGCTGTTGATGGACGTCCACATCTCGTAGACGCCGTCCGGACCCCAGAAGATGGGCAGCTGGCCGGCCGCGGGGCCGTCCGGCGCGGTGCTGCCGTCGCTGGTCGTGATGTAGGTGGCCGGCTCCCCGTCATCGGTGAGCAGGTCGGTGATCGGGGCGGCGCCCGGGTCGTCGCTCTCGTACATCAGGGCGTTGAAGCCCCCACCGGCGTGCAGGTCGCCGTCGGTGTCCTCGAACATGTAGACGTCCTGCGGGCCGCCTCCGAACCTCATGCGCGCCATGCGAGTGCCCCCTTCACTTGATCGGCCACGTCAGCGGTCCGAAGTGCACGAACTGGCCGGCCTTGAGCACCTCGTGGTCGAACAGCGTGATCGCGCCGTCCGTGTTGCTGGCGAAGACGCGGATCGGGAGGTTGCCGGACTGGCTGCCGTCGCCGTACTGGCCGAGGTCCGGCCGGTAGGCCTCGGGCAGCGTGCAGATCGGGATGTCCGTCCCCGGTGCCGCGTCGGCCAGGCCGTTCTTCCGGTATGCGATCCCCTGCACCATCACCCATCCGTTGCGGCGGGTGGCGTACACGTAGAACCGAGCGGGGTCCCAGCTGCCGTTGGCGGTGAACTGGTAGGACGGCGTGTCCTCGGCGAACAGGTGCCAGCGGTTCGACAGACCGACGAACGAGCGGTTGGTGTCGTACTCGGTCCAGATGCCACCGGGCTTCACCGCGGGCCGGGCGAACGAGTGCCCGATCAGCTGTGCTGCGCCGAGCCAGTTTTCGTAGGCTGTGACGTCGCCGCTGGCGATGCTGGGCAGGTTGCTGCCGGCGTTGTGCGCGACGCGGATCGAGGCCAGCGGGATCTCGTAGCGACCGGTCGAGCCGGTCTGCTGCGTGACGGCGGGGAGCGTCGGCACGGCGGCGGGGGTGCCCTTCAGCACCTGGACCCGCACGGTGAAGTTCGAGCGATCGAGCCGGAGCACGACCAGGTCGAGCCGCGGGTTACCGCTGGTGTTCGCGTCGAGCGACCGGACGATCCCGTCCGCGCCGGCCTCCCAGCGGAAGCCGCGGACGATGAACGCGCTGTTGGCCCGGACCTTGAACTGCCGGCCGGTCGAGTCTGCGTAGACCGCGGGGACGGTGAGCGAGTTGCCGGCGACATCGAGATCGATGCGGCCGTCCCCGGTCACCTTCGACATGAGCTGCTCGTAGGCGGCATCGGTTACGCCCTGGCCGCCGGCGTACGGGAACGACGTTTCTGCCATCAGCCGATACCTCCTCTGGTGTCGTAGTGGGTCACAGGCGCTCCTGCCGCCCCAGGCGCTTCTCCAGGTTGCTCATCCGCTTGCCCCAGGCGGAGTCCTGGCGGGCCGACTGGTCGCCGATGGTGACGCCGACTACCTCGCCGGCGGTGGGCCAGGCCTGGACGTTGACCGTCTGGATCGGCGCGATCTCGTACTCGTCGGCGTCCATCTCGACGCTGCCGATGTCGCCGGCGTTGTAGTGCACGCCGTACCGCTGGTCGACGGTGTCGGAGGCGTTGAGCGCGAGCCGGGACGTCATGCCCTTGTCGGCCAGGTCTTCGGTCGCGTCGGCCTGGGCCACGAGCGCCGAGTCCGTGCCGGGCCGGGACAGGTAGCCCTCGAACCGACCCCAGGCCAGCTGCTCGGCATCGGGGGTCTCGAACTGGCGCAGTGCGCGGTCAGCGCCCTCACCCTGGCCGCCGACCATCAGCGTGGTGGTCTGCGGTGCCTCCTGCTCGAACGAGTAGTACTCCAGGTTGCCGCGGCTGAACGAGAAGTGGATCTGGCCGCGGCGGTCCTGCGAGCGAACCGGCTCGAACAGGATCACGTTCTCGCCGGCGATCTGGGTCTGGCGGGTGCGGAAGCCGAGCGAGTCCGGGTGATGGACGCTGCTCCCGGGCGGGTTGGCGCCCAGGATGGAAATCTTGCGCAGGACGTCGGTCAGCTTCTCCAGGCGTTCGCGCGGCGCGACGTCGGACGTCGGGCCGAGCAGGACGGTGCCGGTGCCGGCCAGGCCGGAGTACGCCGCCACGCGCAGCTTGGGGATCTGGCGTTCGGTCAGCGCGCCCGGTCCGGCCTGGGTGTTGACCAGGGTCAGCATCGCCATCTCGGGGTCGCCGTCGAACGTCCAGTAGTCCGTCACCTGCCCATCGATGGGCAGGGCCGGATTGGGGTAGGCCAGCCGGGCACCGAGCCAGGCCATGTCCTCGACGAACGAGATCGTGAGCATGCCGACGCCGCCGTTTTCGCCGGCGTCGGAGCGTTCGCGCATGACCTTCTCGATCGGGCCGGCCACGAGGATGTGCTGAGTGCCGAGCACGCGCCGGATGATGACCACTCGGTTGCCGGCGCCGAGCTGCTGGCGGATGTACTGGTGAGCCGGCACGGTGATCTGGCCGGAGCTGGGCTCCTTCCAGCGGATGCTGGCCTGCAGCGTCTTCCACTCGTCGATCGGGTCGCCCTGGACGACGAGGTTCTTGTCGGTGATCAGGATCGTGTAGTCGGCCGCGAGCAGCCGGGCCGCGGCCGGGCCGTCGAGCGGCATGCCACCCGGGGGCAGCTCGACCGTGGTGGGCGGGACGTCGGGGTTCGGGAACTCGGGTGGCTCGGTGGGCTGCACCTGGTCGGGATCATCGGAAGCCTCGATGATGATCTCGTTCATGGCGTAGACCGGCGCGGGGATGTCGTCGGGGTACGTCGAGCGGATGTTCAACCCGGCCTGGCGTACGTCCAGCCGGTAATACCGCGCGCTGCCGAGATCCGATAGCGCCGGGCCGGAGCCGGTGCCGTTGAACCAGGAGAAGCCGACCATGGTCCAGCCCTGGGCGGTGAAGCTCCAGCTGGTGATCTCGTCCATCACGCCGAGCAGCCAGGCAGACCGGGCCAGGCCGTCGGTGTCGAAGGGGAGACCGACGGCGCCGATCTTCGGCAGCAGGCGCGGGCGGTCGTCGGCGACCGACAGCCGGTAGTTCTTGAAGCCAGCCAGAGACGAGGCGGCGGTCGGGTAGGCCGTGGCCGCGTGGGTGGTGCCGGCCTCCTCTGCCGGGAGCAGCAGGTTCATGCCGTAGAAGTCGGAGTAGACCAGGCCCGGGTCGAAGCGCGAGAAGACGCCGTTGCCCAGCGCCGGGTCCATGGTCCACTGCCAGTTCAGGACCGGGCCGGCCTTGACCTTCACCCGGATCACCGTCGGCAGCTGCTGGATGACGTTGGTGTACCAGTCCCGGAAGTTCTCGATGAAGCTGGTGTGATTGCCCTGGTAGTCAGCCTCGGGGTCGGCGTGGTCCGTGACGTACAGCGTGTCGATCCATGCAGGCATGTTCGACAGGTGCTGGATCAGCGCGGGGTAGCGCGCGGAGGCGCCGTCGATCTGCATGCCGAGCACCGGCGTGGCGCCGACCCGCTGGCAGTAGAGGAAGCGAGGGTCCTGCCAGGACGGCGGCATGCCGTCGGAGTTCGGCCCGATCCAGACCAGGCCGTTGCCCATCAGCCGGGGTTCCCAGCTGGTGATGTCCGAACGGTCGAGCGTGACGCCGACCTTCAGCCCGGCGTACCCGGCGCGCACCGCGGCGACATAGGCCCAGAAGGTCTCGGTCCGGGCGCCGGACTCGCGGACCGCGCGTGAGGTGTTGCCGCCGGGGAAGAACGCCTGGCGCTGGGCCAGCGTCATTTCCAGCTGCACGCCCGCGCCGTTGAGGTTCTTGTTGCAGATGTTGTCCGGGTCGGTGCCGGCGATCTCGCTGGACGTCGGGACCACCGTGAAGCCGGCCAGCTCCAAGGCCTCGGTGATGCGGGTGACTCGAACAGTGTCGAGGCCGCCGATCGCAGTCACCGGCGTGGCGCCGGAGTAGCCGTGGAACGACAGCGTCCTGGTCGACGCGGCGACGAGCGCCAGGGCCTGAGGCTCGTCGAAGTTCGTGCTGGTGATGTGCAGGTCGGTGTTGCCGCTGCTCTTGATGCCAGCGAAGACGTAGCAGTTCATCGCGCCGGCGGCGACCGCGGCGGCGACCTCTCCCGAGCCAGCCTCGATGCCACCGCCGTGGATGGCGATCGAGGCACCCTTGGCGCCCGGGAACAGGGTGATGGCGCGGGTGTAGTCCACGCCTTCGGTCTCGGCCGCGGCCAGAGCGGCGTAGTTGGCGTACAGATCGGCCACGGTCTATGCCTCCTTGATCAGGCGGTCTCGTGGCGCGGCGTGAAGGTCATCGCGATCTGCGTGCCTTCGCCGGCGCCGTCGACCTGGAACCTGATCTGGTTCTCGCCGTCGGTCAGCGGCCACAGGTAGGCGCCGCCGGCCACGTTGAACCAGTCGACGTACTCGGACAGGTTGGCATCACCAGGGCCGCGCACGGACGGACGGCTGGTGGTGATGTGGATCGTCTGGCCGGCGGTCAGCGTGTATTCGACCGCGAAGCGCAGGCCGAGCGTCAGGTTCTCCGCCTCGACCCGAGTCATCGGTCCGGTGATCACCCAGGTCGGCCAGGCATCGACCTCGCCGGGGTTGAGGATGCTGGTCTCGGCGGGGTCGCCGCCTCCGCCTTCGCCGATGACCTGCGAGCTGGTCAGGAACATGAACGGCGTGTAGAAGGTGGCCGGCGCCTCGGGTTCGCCCGGGTCCGTG